TGTCAATATGGCAAAAAACCAAAAAAGGGGGAAGGATAAATCTAAAAGAAAACAAAGGACCACCCAAAAAGTTTTTTGTTGTGGTATAATATACGAAGATGCCGTTGAAGCAAGTAAAGTCGTCGGCATAAATCCAGTCAATATTCGTCGCAGATGTAGATTAGAACAATATACCGATTGGTATTATTTGGAATAAAATTATGAAAGTTGCAATTTTAACAGACACCCACTGGAGCGCCCGCAAAGCTTCAAGAAATCTTCACGACTATTTTCAATTGTTTTACGATAATGTTTTCTTCCCTGCTCTAGAAGAACACGGGGTAGAGACTGTAATTCATATGGGTGATGCCTTTGATAATCGTAAAAGTATCGATTTCTGGGGTCTTGATTGGACTAAAAAAGTAGTATTAGAACCTCTTAGAAAGTACCAAGTCCATATGATTGTGGGTAATCACGATATTTTTCTTCGTAATTCTACTGAAATTAATGCTCCAGAACTACTCCTAAAAGATTACTCAAACATAAAGACTTATAGTTCCCCAACGAATACAAAGGTTTGTGGAATTGATATGACTTTTATTCCTTGGATTTGTAGTGAAAACTATGATGAAACTCTAAAAGTTATTCAGAAGTCAAAGGCAAAGATTGCGATGGGGCACCTTGAACTCAAAGGGTTTCGGGTTAATAAACATCTTGTAATGGAGGAGCATGGACTGGAAGCAAATCTTTTTTCAAACTTCAAAAAGGTATTTTCTGGTCATTACCACACTCGTTCTGATAATGGAACTGTGTTCTATCTCGGTAATCCTTATGAAATGTACTGGACGGATGTAAATGATACTCGTGGATTTCATATCTTTGATACCGAAACTCTAGAGCATACTCCAATCAACAATCCTTATAAATTATTCTATAACATTTATTATGAAGATACTCCACATCAGACTTTTGATGCCTCCGAGTATTCTAATAAGATTGTCAAAGTAATCGTCCGTAAGAAAACCAAGCAAAAAGATTTTGAAAAGTTTATTGACAAACTCTATAAGATTGGTATTCAAGACCTGAAGATTGTTGAAAACTTTGAGATTCAGGAAAATGAAAACTTTGTAATTGATGAGGAAGAGAATACTATTTCAATTCTGAATCGTTATATTGATGAATCCGAATATGACTTTGATAAGAGTACTATCAAGAGTATATTCCAAGACCTCTATAAACAAGCTTGCGAAGTGGAGTAAAATGTTTCTTCTAACTCTTAAGGGTCGTAAAGATGATGGTGCATATGCCGTTCAAGACCAATATGGAGAAAAGGTTTTATTTTTATTTGAAGAAGAGGATGATGCCACTCGGTATGCTATGATGCTTGAGTATGATGAAGACTACGAAAAAGAAATGGAAATTGTGGAAGTTGATGATGAACTTGCCATAAAGACTTGTAAGCATAACAACTACAAGTATGCCGTAATTACTACTGATGATATTGTAATTCCTCCTAAAAATGATAACCTTCAAAAAAATTAAATGGAAGAACTTTCTTTCTACCGGACAGCATTTTACGGAGATTGATTTCCAAAAGAATAATACAAACTTAATTATTGGAGCAAATGGTGCAGGGAAATCAACTGTACTGGATGCTCTTACTTTTGTTTTATTCAATAAAAGTTTTAGGAAAATCAATAAAAATCAATTAATCAATCAAACAAACGAAAAGGATTGTTTAGTTGAGATTGAGTTTTCTGTCAATAGTCGTGATTATTTGGTTCGTCGTGGAATCAAACCAAATGTCTTTGATATTGAAGTAAATGGAAAACAACTTCATAAGGAATCTGATGACCGCATTAATCAAAAATTACTAGAAGAAAATATTCTAAAGGTAAATTATAAATCTTTCACTCAGATTGTAATTTTGGGTTCCAGTACCTTTGTGCCTTTTATGCAACTTACGACTGCCAATCGTCGTGAGGTGATTGAGGACTTATTGGATATTCGGATATTCTCTACGATGAACACTATCATCAAAGAAAAGATTCGTACTAAAAAGGAAGAAATAAAATCTCTTGAGTTGAAGAAGCAAAACCTTAAGGACAAGGTTGAAATGCAGAAGAGTTTTATTGAGGAACTTGAGAATCGTGGCAATGCTAATATAAATGCCAATAAACGGAAAATTTCCGATTTAGATACTGAAGTCGGTACTTATATGACCGAGAATGCCAAGACTGAAGAAGACATTTTCAAATACACAAAAGAACAAGAGGAGGTTATTGGTGCCGCAGAGAAGTTAGGGAAACTCAATAATCTTAAGGGTAAAATCTCTCAAAAAGTATCTACGATTACTAAAGAGCATAAGTTTTTTAGTGAAAATACGGTATGCCCTACTTGTACTCAAGGTATTGATGAAAGATTTCGCCTAGATAGAATTGCAGATGCTCAAAATAAAGCAAAGGAACTCCAGAAAGGTTTTCAGGAACTTGAGGAGACTATGAAGTTTGAACAAGAACGAGAGCGTCAATTTCTAGCACTATCACAGGAGATTACGAAACTCAACCATGAGATTTCTCAAAACAATACTCGGATTTCACTCAGTCAGAGACAAATCCGAAACCTTGAATCTGAAGTTCAAACTATTACCGAACAACTTAAAAACAGAAATACTGAAAATGAGAAGTTAGAAGAGTTTAGAGATAATCTTCAAAAAACATTTGATGACCTTTCGGATAAAAAAGAAGAAATCGTTCATTATGATTTTGCCTATTCCTTACTCAAGGATGATGGTGTAAAAACGAAGATTATTAAAAAGTATCTCCCGTTCATAAATCAGCAGGTGAATCGTTACTTACAGATGATGGATTTTTATATCAATTTCCATCTTGATGAAGAGTTTAATGAGAGCATCAAGTCACCCATTCATGAGAACTTTTCTTATGCTTCTTTTAGTGAGGGTGAGAAAATGAGAGTTGATTTGAGTTTGCTATTTACTTGGAGAGAAGTCGCAAGACTTAAGAACTCTGTAAATACAAATCTTTTGATAATGGATGAAGTTTTCGACTCATCCCTTGATGGATTTGGAACCGATGAGTTTCTTAAGATTATTCGTTATGTCATAAAGGATGCTAATATATTCGTGATTTCTCATAAGACCGGACTTGAGGACAAATTCCAAAGTGTCACAAGGTTTGATAAGAAGGCAGGATTCTCGTATAAAGTAGAAACATAAGCAAAAGGAAAATGCAAGTACCTAACAGGCATCACCACTCACGCAAGGAGCAGAAGCGGAAACTCAAACCGCAGGCACTCCGACAGGCAAAGGCACGACTCAAAGCCTTTAAGAAAAAGCACTCTTCGGAGTGTTTTTTTTATAAATAATTAGAAAGTTTTGGAAAAATGAGAGAACAAGAAGTTAGAAATCTTTGGGAAGCATATCTGGAAGTTTGTGAAAATCAGCAACTTGATGAAGTTTCTGATGAACTTGTAGGTAGAGCTGTAAATAAACGTATTGCTGCTACTGGTGCCGCAAATGATACGGAAATGAAAGACCGCACTCCTGAAAATATGAGAGCTTCTGTGAGAGCTGGCGAAAAGGAAGCAAGTATGAAGACTGCTGCCGCTAAAAGAAGGAAAAGAATGAATAAAGAAGAAGTTGACCTCTTTGACACCATTCTTGAGCACCTAGTTGCCGAAGGTTATGCCGATACAAATGAAGCAGCACTTGCTATTATGGCAAATATGAGTGAAGAGTGGATTGGTAGTATTGTTGAGGCAGTAGACCCAGACTATACGGGTCCATCTCAAGATCCGTTATCTAGAGCAAGCAGAGCAATTGGAAATGCTGTAAAGTTTGCTACGGGACAACAAGCTGCGGAAGTAAGAGCAAAACAAAAAGGTGTTCCCGGAAATGTTGTTGTTAAGCAGTCTGGTCCCTTTTCGACAAAAAATGTTCCAACTAAGGGATCTTTTATTTCTGATACTGAAATGAGAAGGAGAGGTCAAAGTACACAACCAATGGGACCCATAGGAAAATAAACCACTTTCAAAACTGGCACACCAGAGGGTTTCACGACCCTCTTTTTTTGTATAATAGGTTCATAAGACAAACGAACTCCTAATGACCGTAAATTTTGAAGTAAAAGGTATGCTTGCCCGTCTTCTGGCAACGGAAGACCTGATTGTGGAACACAAGAAGGTTGAGACTGCCTGCTTTAATGTTCATACGCGGGTCCTGACGCTTCCTATGTGGCAGAAGGCAAGTAATTGTGTCTATGATATGTTGGTTGCCCATGAGGTATCCCATTCACTTTATACACCTGATGAAGACTGGACGGAGCAGGTTAGGGTTCCTCAACAGTTTGTGAATGTCTGTGAGGATGCTCGTGTGGAGAAACTCATCAAACGCCGTTATGCCGGATTGGCAAAGACCTTCTATGGTGCCTATCGGGAACTTCAGGAAGAAGATTTCTTTCAGATTGGTGATGATGACCTTTCAACACACAATCTTGCCGACCGTGCGAACCTTTACTTCAAGGTTGGTAATTTCTTGACTCTTGAATTTACCAATAGGGAGCAAGAAATTGTTGATATGATTGGCAAGGCAGAAACCTTTGATGAAACTCTGGATGCTGCCAAGGTTCTTTATGATTACTGTAAGCAAAAGCAAGAAGAACAAACAAAACTTCCGAGTATTGATAATCACGAAAAGTCTTCTGGTTCTGGTGCCGGAGAGCAACCCGAAGAACAGCAAGAACTTTCTCCCGAAGAGGATGGTGAAGGTGAGAGTGATAAGCAACAGACTTCTGAGTCTGAGCAACAAACTCAAGGCGAAAAGTTTGATGACCAGAATACCCAACAAACTGGTGGACAACACGCCGAACCAGATGTGAAGACTATGAGTTCTCTTGAGGAAAACCTTAAGGAACTGGTGAATAACAACATTCAGGAAACTAATTATATTGAAGTTCCTAAATTGAATCTGGATTCGGTGATTATTTCTAATCAAATTATTCACAATACTTGTAAAGATAATTGGGAGAAGCAACTCTTTATTCACGAAGATAGTGAAATCTTTACCACAGTGGATGCCGAGTATGTATCTTTTAAGCGTTCGGCACAAAAGGAAGTCAATTATCTGGTGAAAGAGTTTGAGTGTCGTAAGGCAGCAGACTCTTATGCCAGAGCATCAGTTTCTAAGACTGGTGTTCTGGACTGTACGAAACTTCATACCTATAAGTATCAGGAGGATTTGTTTAAGAAAGTAACCACATTTGCCACCGGTAAAAATCACGGTCTGGTTTTTATTCTTGATTGGTCTGGGTCTATGAGTAATGTTCTTATGGATACGGTCAAGCAACTTTATAATCTTATTTGGTTCTGTAATAAGGTTAATATTCCTTTTGAGGTTTATGCCTTTACAAATGATTGGAACTATAGGTCTTCATATGATGCCGATGGTAAAGTGACTAGTACTCCTCAAGAACATACAGTTCGTAAAGAAAATGAACTAGTGGTTGATTATACATTTGGTCTTCTGAATCTCTTTACCAGCAAGGTAAAAAGTTCGGTTCTTGATACTCAACTCAAGAATATCTACCGGGTTGCCAAACAATATGATCGCACTGGTTGTGGGGGTTGTAAGTATCAATCCCCCCATAAACTAACTCTTTCTGGAACTCCACTGAATGAGTCACTTGTTGCCTTACATCAGATTCTTCCATATTTTCAGAAAGAACATAAACTTCAGAAAGTCCAGTGTGTAATTCTGACTGATGGTGAAGCAGCTCCTCTGAAGTATTATCGGGAAGTTAAACGTACTTGGGATAATGGAGAGTCTTATTTGGGATGTAATTATATTCAAGATAATTCTTATCTTCGTGACCGTAAGACTGGAAATGTATATAAGTTTTCTGAAAAAAACTGGAATAATAATACGTCTTTTACGGACCTTCTTCTCCGAAATCTTCGTGATAAGTTTCCCAGCGTGAATTTTATTGGAATGCGTATTCTTGATAGTCGTGATGCCGGGCATTTTATTCGGAATTATACTGGTTATACTGACGGCACTTACGATAAAGTGATGTCCCGTTGGAGGAAAGAACGTAGTTTTGCCATTACCTCTTCCGGATATCATACTTACTTTGGTATTTCTTCCTCTGCTCTCAATAGTGATAGTGAGTTCAAGGTTGCCGAAGATGCCTCAAAGGCACAAATTAGAACCGCATTTGTCAAGTCTTTGAGTTCTAAAAAAATGAACAAAAAGATTCTTGGTGAATTTATTCAATTAGTTGCTTAACTAAATACTCAAAAAGTGCTTATAAAAATGAAGACCTTTCAGGAATTTATGGTAGAATGCTATTCTATTCAAGAGACTTCTCTTACTCGTGTAATGAGTAAGTCCGAAAAGGGTGGGATGGCAATTCTTTCTGGGCAGAGGGGTGACAAATCAAAATCAGAAAATAAGGAAAGGTCTGCAAGAACTGAAAGAAGAATTAGAGGTGCCGGTCTTCCGGGTCCAACAAAAGTATCTGGAAGATATACGGAAAACCCAGGAACTCCAGATGAGAAAAAAGTGGGTGAAAAATCTCACGTAGTTTCTTCTGGTAAAATGGGTAAGAAGAGGTTTAAGAAAACCATAGAGAAACTTGGAACTGAAAGAGGACTCAAACAAAAGCGTAATGCTCCTGAAGGTTCATCTAAAGACGACCAAGATTCCGTATTGATTCAACGTAAAGGTGGGGGTGAAGCATCACTCAAAGGAACATCCAAAACATCTTGGCCTGGTAAAGGTAAGAATGTTGGAGTCGGAAAAATGAAACCAGGAAGAACTGGTGAGTTTGATACAAAAGTCAAAAACAAAACATTTACTTATGAAAACTAAATTGAGATTAGAACACGTTGTAAATCACGACACCAAAGAAGTTTGGGTGAAGTGTGACAGTGCGATTACTGCTATGGGTATTCCTGCTATGGTAAATGAATATTATCCTGGTTATAGGGGTCATTGTGCGAGTCTTGAGTACATAGATAAACTACGAAACCAGCAGGTCCAATCTTAAAACCGTCCATAGGGGGTCCCACGACCCCCTTTTTTATTGTATAATTACTTCAGTTAAACAAAACCACCTAACTAGATTATGCCTCGCAAAACTGCCGTGAATGACGCCCAACTGATTGAAGCAATCAAAGAACTTTATGGTACTGAAATTACTTCTGGCGACCTCAAGGGTTTCTGTGCCTCTCGTTCGCTCAACTATCAAACCGTAAGCAATAAACTCTCACAATACAAAACTTCCCGTGGCAAATGGAACCTTGAAGTGACTCAAGAGCGTGTAGAAGAGATTGAGCGTTCTTTCCAAAATGTTGCGGTTCTTCCTGAGCATCAGCAAAACCTTATTCCCGATAAAGATGATACCTTCGTCAAGTTTGGTAGTTTTGCTGATGTTAAAAAAATTCTTCAGTCCCGTCTTTTTTATCCTACGTTCATTACGGGTCTTTCGGGTAATGGTAAAACGTTCAGTGTGGAGCAAGCGTGTGCTCAACTAAAGCGGGAACTTATCCGTGTGAATATCACTATTGAAACCGATGAGGATGATTTGATTGGTGGTTTCCGTCTCGTGAATGGTGAAACTGCTTGGCACAACGGTCCTGTGATTGAGGCACTTGAGCGTGGTGCCGTATTGCTTCTGGATGAGGTTGACCTTGCTTCCAATAAAATCCTGTGCCTTCAATCCATTCTTGAAGGTAAGGGTGTGTTCCTGAAAAAAATCGGACGGTTCGTCAAACCTGCTCCCGGATTCAACGTGATTGCCACCGCAAACACCAAGGGAAAGGGTTCTGAGGACGGTAGGTTCATCGGCACCAACGTGCTCAATGAGGCATTTCTGGAACGCTTCCCTGTGACCTTTGAGCAGTCCTACCCTGCCCCTGCGACCGAGCAGAAGATCCTGGAAGGCATCGCTCTGGACCTTGGCGTGGAAGACCGTGACTTCTGCAAGCGTCTTGTGGATTGGGCAGACATTATCCGTAAAACCTTCTATGATGGTGGTATTGAGGAAATCATCAGCACTCGTCGCTTGGTTCACATCATTCGTGCATATAGCATCTTCCA